AATAAATAATATAGATAAACATCAGGGCAGTTTTACTAGCTGCTCTTTTTTTATAAGGAGGGTTACCAATGAAAAAAATTTTAAGTAGTTTTATACGTAAAAGAAATGACAAATATTATGTATATGTAGAATATATAGATGAAGTTGGCAAAAAGAAACAAAAGTCGCAAGGTAGTTTTATAAATAAAAAAGATGCAGATAAAAAATTAATAGAAGTTAAAAATAGTATAAATAATGATATTTATGCTTTGCCGAGTAACATTTCTTTTACAAATCGCTGTTATCGATATTACGATAGCAAGTTAGGAATATCTGAAAATACCATTGCTTGTGCGAAAAGTATCGTAAAAAAACATGTCGAACCTTATTGGGGAAACACGAAATTAAGCGACATAACTGTAAATAAATATCAAACATTTGTTAATTATGTGTTTCAAAAAGATTTAGCTTATCGTTCAAAACGAAAAATAATGCAATTATGCAATGCTGTGCTAAATGAAGCATACAGATTACAAGAGATAAATAAAAAGATTACTGATTTTATTATCCTTCCAAAGAATAATAAAACACACGAAGAAGAAATATATTCGATAGAAGAAATAAAACAGATACTAAACGCTTTAGAAAGTGAAAGTATATATTTTCAAAATGCTATAAAGCTTTTAATCTATGGAGGTCTAAGACGCGGTGAGGTTTTAGGTTTAACATGGGATTGTGTAGACTTTGAAAATAAAACTATAAAAATTCAATATAATTTACAATACATAGAAGGTAAATATATCATGAAGCAACCAAAGAGCAAATCATCAATAAGAAAAATTTCTCTGCCAGATCATGTTTTTGACATGCTAAAAAAAGAGAAATTAAGACAAAATAAATTAAAGTTACAAGGTTTAATGAAAGAAAAAGAATATGACACAGTATGCATAAACAGCAATAACAATTATTATAATCCGTACAATTTAGATATTACTTTTAAACGATTTATTAAAAGAATTGGGCTTGAATTTAAAAAGCTACATGCATTAAGACATTCTCATGTTTCTATGTTAGTTGCATCTGGTGTAGATGTAAAAACAATATCAGAACGCGTGGGTCATTCCGACATATCTATTACATTAAAAATCTACGCGCACGCTTTTAAGGAAAATGATAAGATAGCAGTTGACAAAATTGACAATATACTAAGTCAGTAAATTGTCAGTTTTGTCAGTAAAAACTTAACTGGTCAGTAAATTGTCAGTAAGTTATTTGAAAATAAATAAATCAAAAAACACTGATATTTAAACATTGTAAACCGATTTAAATACTAATAAATCATATTTAATATATCTAGTAACTATATTATATTAAACTTATAGTATTAGCCATACCAACGTTTTAACAAAATTTTAAATTAAAATGTCAGTAAAAATGTCAGTAAAATTAACTTATCCACATTTATTATAACACATTAAAGGCTAGAGAATTCATTTCTCCAGCCTTATTATTTATTTATTATCTTCTGAGATATACTCCCCTAGCCTGCCATTACATCATTATCAATATAGCACTTGCTACTCCAATTCCTAGATATGCAATGCGCCCTGTTACTTCCAATGCTAGTTTTTTCATAGCCAATACCTCCTGTTTATTAAGAGCATCGACCTTATATGGAATATTTATACAAATTTTAGAAAAATTTTTTCAAATTCGCTTGACTATTGGTAACCAATAGTATATTATATAAGTATAATAAATAATAAGAAAGGGGTTAAGAAAGATGAAAAGAAATTTAATGAAAGAAGCTCATAAAATGACAAAAGAAATAAAAGAACAATATCCAGAAGTAGATTATCAAGCTCAATTAGGTTTATGCTTATCTTTCTTAGCTCAAGAGAGTAAAAAGGAAGGGGAAAAGAAAATGACAATAATAAATAGAAAAAAATTCTTTAATGAGGTTAATAAATGGGATATATATAAATATCTAGAAAATAACTTTACAAAAGAAATTACACATCATTCAGCAGACGTAGGAAAAAATATATATGAAGTAAGATTTTATTTAGACGAAACTAAAAAACATATATTTTTACATTGTTACCATGATGAAGACGGTTGGAGAGATTTCGATTATTTTGTAGGGGGTTTATTAAGATTTGTAAAAGAAAGTGAAGAAAATAAAGAAAAAGCAACTGAAATGTTTAGATATTTCGATTGTGTTGAATCAGAGTAAAGGAGAAATAACATGGAACAAAGACAATTAAAAGTGAGTTGTTGTAAAGCTGGAGGCAATGCAAGTAAAAATGCATTGTCTTACAAGTTAACTCTTCCAGTAGCATGGATTAAAGAAATGGGTATTAGTCCAGAAGATAGGGAAATAACAGCTACTTTTGAAAATAATAAAATTATAATAGAAAAGGGGAATAAAAATGAAAGCTTATAAAACAAGAACTTGGAATGATTACAAAATCTTAAAGGAGGATTCTATCAACACAGTTGATGTAAGTGAAATAGCAGAAGTAAAATTAGCTGAAAAAAATGGGGAACAATATATATTTGGAATAACAAATCATATAGATGATATATGGTGGCAAGGGTTCAAATTAGAATATGAATACGATGGTAGAGATTTATTCGAGTTATATCATCTATATAGAGAAGATTATATAATAAATAATCGTTAATTAATTTTAATTAAAATAAAAAGGACTAGAGTTATTCTAGTCCTTTTCTGCAAGCAATTTTATAATTACATATATTAAGTTTTAATCCTTGTTTTAATGGATATTGCTTGCTCTTATATTATAGCACATATTAAAAATAGAAGCTAGAAGATCTCTATACCTTCTAGCTATTTTTATGGCCAGAGCTCCTATGTCTCTAAATTTTTACAAGGCTCATACGTCCTTAATATATTATAATATTATTTTTCAAATACTTCTACATATTTTGGTGAAGCTGTTATATATACTCCTGATTTTAGTTTATACATATCTGTTCCAGTTCTTTTTATAGTTTCTACTACAGTATAAGCTCCACCAGCAGTAACTTTACCTATTACATTAGCAGCATCAAAATCTGGTTTGCTATGTATATTTATATCTTGCAATATTCTAACATACTTCGTTTTATTAGCTTCTTCTTTAGAGTTTAATTGAACTAAAAACCAATTCCAAGTTAAACCAGAATACTTTTTAGTTATCATATAAGAAGGACATATTTTTCTAGTCCAATCATAATGTCTTTTTACTTTTTTTACTGTTGTTATTTCTGATTTTAATATTTTTACAAGTTCTGCAGCATTTAAATATGCTTGTTTTTGCAGTTCTCTATTATTTTCATATTGGCATATCTCTATTCCTATTGATGTTGCATTACCTTCTTTGCATCCAGCATGCCAGCAAGTTCTGTATAAATTTACAATTTGTCTTACTGTATAAGCATCTACACAAAGTTGGAAACTAGCTTGAGGTTTTCTGTTTAAATCATTTTGGCCATTTTTAACACTTAAATAAAATTGTGTAGCTGGTATACCAGGACAGTCTGTCTCATGTATTGTTATGCTAGTTGGTGTAAAAGCTTCGTATGGTACCATATGTCCCTTTTTTAGTAAATTCGTAGATATTACTTTAGCTTTTCCTATAGTTATCCCATTTTTCAATACACCATTTTCTATATATTTAGTCATATTATCAAATCCTTTTCTGAAAATAAAAGATGCTTAAAAAATTGACCTTCTTATCGACCTCCTAAGCACCTTACAGTTATCTTATAAAGTATTTATATCTATTCTTATTCTCCAAATCCATCAGTTTTAAAGTCTGTAATTATACCCATACCTACTAGTATAGTTAAAACTGAATTAACAGAATCTTGGAAGTTATTAGGTAAAAAATCTAATCCAAATTGTTGAGCTGTTAACACTAATAATGCTGTTATAGATAACCAAAAACTTTTGTTTTTTATTTGTTCTTTGATATTAAATTTCATCTTATTACCTCCTATTAATTAAATAAATTATTTTGTATTGCATAAAAGAAAAAACTAACTAGAGCTGTTATAATTGCATAAGTTAGTTTGTTTAAGTTGCTTGCTAATTTGTCTATGGTATTGCATAGATTTTCTATTTTTACTGCCATTTCAGACTGTGTATTTTCTAGTTTGTCTATTCTTTCAGAATGTCTTTGCAGCCTTTCGTCGTGTCTCTTTAGTGTGTCTTTTAACCATTCATCATTCATGCAAAATTCCTTTCTTATATAAAAAAGGACTGTACCGCTACAGTCCTTTTTAAAATAGATTTAGTTTTTTAATTATATATAGTTTTTATTCTTGTATTCTCACATTTTACATCTTTTTCACCCCCCTTACAGTTATTATACTATAAGATGATTTAAATACCATTTTTACTTTGTATTTACTTAACATTTACTTGGTAAAATACTTAGCAAATTAGTTCACAATATTTTTAAATTGCGAACTAACCTTCATATCTTGTTTTTTTATACATATAGTTATTTGTTCTTTCTTCATCTGTTAATGCTTTATTGTAAAATCTTATGGACATTAAATTTTGTCTTGAGAAAAAATCAGCTGTAGACATTCTTTTATCCCATGTTGAAAAATCACTTTTTGCAGAAACTTCTTGTTTTAATTCGTTATTTATCCATACTTTATATGAACCATCTACGTTAAGTTGAACAACGTATTGACAGAAATTGTTCAATAATGGAGTAAAATCACACACAGTAACAGCATTATAATCATATCCACTTGTATTTTTCGCGTATAAAGGTTGTGCTCTATTATAAAATCTAGTCGAACTTCCTCCATTATTATAAAACAATAAGAAACATTGGTTATCACCAACAGCAGTAATATATGCATTAATTTCAAATGTTATTGGTTTATTATAATCAAAAACAACTTGATTTTTATTTATAACAAAATGATTGGCAGAATTATTAGAATCACGATAATTATTAACAATTGAAGGGAAAGTTGTAACCAAATCACGTTTTGAATTGTCACCTTGTCTATAATATGCTTTAATACCAGATGTTTTATCTACAACCTCCATTGTAGTTGTATTACATTTACTATTATCAAGTAAATCATAATCTAAAATTAAACCATCAGTTGTATATACATATACCCCAGGTGTATCTGGTGTTATAGTTCCTCCACTTTTAATAGCATCATTAACCTTTTGAATTATTCGTGCTTCTAAAGAATTTAATTTATTATCAATTTTTAATCCAGTATATGGAAAAAATTTAGAACTAATGTTATCTAAAGGTTTATAATTTAATCCATATAAAGACCCTCTTATAAAGAAATGATTTGTTTTTTCTTCTGTTCCATTATTAATTCTATCAAAATATACAAGTAACATATTTCCATCTTTATCGAGCGCAACACATGGTGAATGAAAATCCCTAGATGATTGTTTAACAGAAGGGGCGGCATTTGAATAAATAATTATACCATTGTTTGTAAAATTATCATTTAATGCATTTTCTATAGTTGCGGTATAATGTGTTATAGCCCCACATTTTCCAGTATTAGTATAATCACTATTAACATAAGTGTCATTCGTATAATACCATCTACTACAAGCAAATATTTCTACAACATCATCGTGTGCTATTGCAGTACAATTAGATGCATTCATATTATCTATAGTACTAGATTCTACCCAAGCACTCCAAGTAGTACCATTATCTGTGGAATATGAAATTATTGCGTGGTCAGAAGGCCCACTATAATTAGTTGCATTTGGGTCATAACCACCACTTCCTTGCATATTTTTTCTAGCAATACACATTAATTTATTATTACCCAATTCAAGGATATATCCTTCGGCATTATAATCACCAGGAGTTCCAGAAGGGATTACGTTTGTCCAAGTTACACCCGTATCGTCAGAATAATAAAATCCTTTATTTTTCTTGTCTATTGTTATTATAAGTCTACCATTTTGTAATTCAAATATATTCCAAGGATTATATGAATATCCAGTAGTCGTAGATTGTTTAATCCATGTGACTCCATTATCAGTAGATGTAAATTTATAATATACATTATTAATATCTCTTATCATAAAATAAGTACCGTCATTTAATATTTTATAACAGCAAGTGCCAACCATAGTTGGAGTTATATCAGTAACCCCATCACTGTCTAAAAATTTAATTTTAACAGGTTCAGTTGATTCGAATGTATAGGGGTCAATAACGATTTGATATATACATTTAACTGTGGCATTAACATGTTTATCTGCACAAAATGCTAACATAACATATTTATCTAATTTTTTATCGTATCTTAAATCCCCAGGACACCAAGCAACATAGTCATTTCCACCAGGTTGAGCATATAATTCCCCTAAAAACTCTGTCTTATAAAATACAGGAACAGAATTTCCACCAGTACCACTATCTCCTTTGTTCCCATTCTTAACGTTTAGAACATTTCCGTCAGAAAATGTAACTACATTATTCCCACCATCTTCTGCACTTTCTACAATAGATGAAATTGTAACAGATGTACCTGGGTCACCCTTTTCTCCACTAGATGTAGGTAAATCTGTTCCTTTGTCTAATTTAGTTCCATCAGGTTTAACTAGATATATTTTATTCCCTTCAACTATAGTTTTTTTCGCAATATCTTTATATTGTGTACTATTTTTTTCTATTCCTTCTTCTATTTTATTTAATCTTTCGACACTAATTTTATCCCCTTTTACCCATGTAGTTTTAACATATTTTCCGTCATCATCCACTACGATTAATTGTTCATTTTCTTGTGTTGCTATTGCCAAATCTACCACCGCCTGATTAACAACATTTACATTTCCTGATAATGTTCCAATTGAAGTTGTACAAGGTCTTTCTTGAACATGAAATTGGCCTTTTATCTTAGGTATTGTTACTGCGCCTTCATTGTCATCAAATAAGTCAAATACTAAGTCAAAATCCCCTACCTCAACTTCTTCATCTATTAGATCTTCTGTTACTTTCAAATGAATTAAACCATCTTCTACTGGAGCTATAGCATTTGCAACTTCAACTCCATTAGGTTTTATAACAGTAATTGCTGCATAAATTGCATTTGAACTTTCTAACAAGTTTTCATTTTCTTTTGAAAAGGTAAATCGAGCACCTTTTATAGAGAAATAATAATGTATATTTCTATTGCCTCTAAATAAGAAAATATCTTTATTTAATTTTGCTTTGTTATCACTTACTGATACTTCATAGTTATATTTAATAGGCAAGATAATCCCCTCCTTTAGTCTGTATAAGTTACTGTAGCTTTTATAACTCCTGTACATTTCATATAATGATCTTTATCAAAGGTATGTTTAAGCCCAAATCCTTTCATTGTTCCGTTTTTTATTGCATTCAGTACTGCACTATCTGTTATTGTAACTGTTGTTGTTGCATTCATTGTAAGATTAGCAGTTTTGGACCATGACAAATAAGTAGGCTCTCCACTTGGTCTACTTGAATGATTATGCATAACTATTTTAGCTTCATTGTTACTTGAACTACCTCCACTTGTACGTTCTATTTTTAGAACGACCTTTGTTATAATTTTGCCTTGTAATTTACTAAAATCACTACCAAAGAACCAACAGCCAACATTATTAGAGGTCCATTTGCCTTGAATGGCTAGATTGTCTTGCGCCCAGTCACTCCAAGTGTAACGATATGTATCTCCATAATCACTTGTAAACGTAACTGACTTGCTTGTTGTAGTTCCTGTATTAGTATTAGTTCCAGTTTCAGTCGTAGTGCTATCTGCGGTAACTTTGTTACTATCTTGTATTATTTGTGATGAATTATCGTGAACTAGTTGCCCGCTAGGAATAGAACCATCTTGAATGCATATTGTAGCACCATATATGGCTCTAGCAGCATAATTATTTGTTTTCCCATAATTCTTATACATAATAACTTTGCTGCCTCTAGCTTGTACTCCATTTTGAGAACCTATAATTTTGCAGTTTTGCATTAACAATGTTGTTCCGTGTTCAGCGCCTATAGCATAGTAACTATTTGATGTTGTTTGGCCATATATATTTATACTCCTAAGTGTAACAAAATTGCAATTCGAGAAATACATTCCGTAATAATATGTGTTACTACCTACCATAGACGCTGGCATTACAGCAGGTCTTTGACTATCTACTCCATTTGGAATGCCAGTAACCGTAGTAGCTCCATATATGAATAGTTTTGCTGTACAATTATATCCAGCTATATTGCCGTTATAATTCTTCATATTCATATACAGATATATATCACCATTTGAAAATCCCTTCAAATTCAAGTTTTCGTTACATTCTTTGTCTAAAGTAATATAGATGCTATTACCATTAAGATTTTTTGGTAAAGCATCTAAAAACCCCTGTACAGTATAGAATTCCGCACCACTAATAATATCAGCTGTATCATCTCCATATGTTGATATATTTACAGATATATCATTTGTAAGCGAATTAATAATATCTTTACTAACAATTTTTCTAACAATAAGAGTATCAGCGGTCATATTACCTTGTGCATTAACTGCTCCATTGAAATTACCATTATTAGCAGTCATATTTCCGTTTTCATCTATAGAAAATCCGCCATTTATAGTGGTATAACCTTCTAACTTGATATTTTTAGCTTTAAACAAAATATCTGAATTTGCTATAGCCTGTAGGGCTGCATTAGTTAACGTTATACTTGAACTTGTAGAGCCGTCCATTACAATCCATTCAAATTGTTCTTTTGTTTGTGTAGCAACTGATTTTGCACCTTGTGCCACACTAAGTGCTTCCCACTCACTGCAATACTGTGGGTCTGTGAAGTTTACTGTATCGTCATCATAAAATATTTTGTAAGCACTCCATAAATATTTACCTTCTTGATATGCAGGTACATAGGTTAACCAACCAGATACTGCAAATGTGGGAACTGTAGTCTTAGAAGTTGATACAAAATATATAGTTGTTATTTTTTTTACACCTACTCCTGTATCTCCTTTTATTTTTGCCCATGTATAACTTCCTATTGTTGTAGGATCATCTTTATTAAAATCTGTACATGTTCCTATATAAGCACCTACAGCTTCTCCATTGTTTGATGTAAATGTTTTACCTCCATCATTAGAATATTTAATGTGTAAGTAAGTAGTTCTACCGTCTCCATCTTTTCCAGGAATTCCTTGTTCTCCTTTTTCCCCCTGTAATCCTTGGAATCTGTACCATTCATATTTTGAAGGGTCATCACTATCTTGCTCTGTAAAATCTACATAAGTACCGATATACTCGCTTGGAGTTTCAGTCATTTGGCTACTAGAAGTCGGATTTTTTACAGAAGAATATTTTATATGGAAGTAAGAAGTTTTACCAGATTCTCCTGCTGGTCCTTGAATCCCTTGCTCTCCTTGAGGTCCCTGCAAACCTTGCAAACCTCGTGGTCCTTGAACACCAGCCATACAAACTGCATCTCCAGTTGAACTGTTCCCATTAGCTTTAGTATACACAGTTCTTATCCACAAATAACTACCTTCTGGAACATTAGTAGGCACTGTTGTGGACCATGTTCCTCCGAATTGTTCGGTTTTACTTGTAGAGATATAATACTCATTGTAAACTTTAGTAACTCCTTGTTTGATTTTGTCACTATTATCAACAACAGTAGTTTGTATTTTACCTACAGTCTGTTCTATTTGGGAATACTTATCTAATGCAGCCTGTGCCTTATCTTTTGCACTTGATGCTACACCAGATATTTCCCCAACTTGTGACGTAAATCCGTTCATATCCTGCTTAAGAGTTGAATATAATACTTTTAATTTAACTTTATTTCCTTCGGCATCTTCTATAAATCCATCAGATACGAGGGATTCTATTTTTCCGTTTTGTTCATCTACTGTCAATTTTACTTGTTTGATTTCTGGAATTTTTTCTCCGTCAATATACAAATTTCCATCTTCGTCTAGATATAAAGTGTTTTTCTCTCCATTGTTTGTAAGAATATTTACTATACTATTTATATCTGCATCCAATTTATTATCATTTACAGCTTTAATTTGCTCTCTTAAATTCGCTTCTTTTTCATTTTCTAGTATTCTTTTAACATCATTGTAATTTTCCACATATGTAGCATGTGCTTTCTCTAAGTCATACTTATCATCTTGTGTTATTTTTCTGTTAGTGATTACTTTTTCAAGTAGATTTACAAGTTCATTATAACTAGAGGAGAAATTATCATGCTCTCTAGTTATAGTTTCTATATTGCTATTGCTCATAATAATCCCCTTTCTATAATTTCTTAGGTCTAGCACAGAATAATATTTTATCAGTTGTATTGTTTGTAATTCCTGTTATTCTAACTCCATTTGTAACTGTTGTAGATTCTATTATGTTTACTGACCCGCCATCTTCAGTTGGTCCAACTACAATGGCTACATGTGAGCAGTTCATATAACGACCATTTTCTCCGTTATCTCTATCAAAAAAAACGAGGTCTCCAGCTTTCAAGTTTGAATAATTGATTATATCAATATCATGTAGTACCCAGCCTTTTTTAACACAATATTCTGCTTGTTCTGCTGCTGTCCTTGGTAACATAAATGCCCAGCTAGTATCTGAATTTTTAACTAATTTCTTTAGTTTGTGATTGGCATAAGGACTTTTATCGTACGGTATATCCGCATAAACAAATATAGCCAAAGAGCTACAGTCAATATTAGCTTTTTTAGCAGTAGCATCATACCATTTATTTAAGTTTCCAGCCATATCATTAGGGAAACTGGTAGGCTCAGATTTAACAGCAAATGAATTATCTCCATATCGCAACCCAGTTCGATTTAGGTATGTTTTTGCAGTTTTTACAGCTTTTTCGCCACCAACAAATTTATAAGTTTTTGCATATCCTTCACTTTTATCTACGGAAACTGAGCCATAGTATTTATAGTCAATACTTGTATTTACATTAGCCATTATTATTATTTTGTAACCTGTATTTGGTTTTGGAACTAGTTGGCCAGCTATACAATCTACACCTTCAAGATAACAAATTTTACTTTGTGTATAACTAATTTCATCTGCTGTAGTAAACACCATTCTAGCATAAAAACTTTTATCAACTTTACTTTTAAGTCTGAAAGTAAGAGACTTAATTGTTTTTTTAGGCCAAGTATAAGTTTTTGTACTTTCTAATAATATATTTACTGTTTCACCTTCTCTTTTAGATGCATTACCATCATCCCCAGTGTCACCACCGCCAGTATCTCCTCCACCAGTGTTACCGCTATCATCCTTTTTCTTATAACCTATTGGAGTTGATAGTAATTTTTCTTTTATTGCATTATAAAAAACACCAATACTGGTATCATCTTTAAATGTATAACCATCATTGGTGTAATCAGGATTTAATAAATTCGTATAAGTTTCTAATTTATCAGAAACATCTAATAAAAATACATCTTCTTCATTGTCACAAAATTCTTTTATTTGAGTATTATAAGTATCTATAGAGGCATTTACAGTAGCATAATTTTCGTATGCTATACCTGTGTGCAATTCTTTTAATATAAAAATCGGTGTATTTCTATATTTGTTTTTTAATATAGAAACTAATGTTTTTACTCCGTCTATTCCTTTTTCTGTTAGATCATTCAATCCAAAGTGAATAAGTGCATAAGGCGCTGAACTTGGATAAACTTTATCATCATCTTCGTATAAGCCTTCGATTTTACTTAATAAATTGTTATTATTATCATAAAAATCATATGCATTTGCCTTTCTAACAGCTTTTATGTACACCTCATTCATATCTGTCTTGTCTATCGTAGGGGTTTCTTCTACATTATTGTTATCGGCTTCAACAAGGTCGTAAGGTCTTAAACAGAATCCATATATAAAAATATCATTGTATACTGGCATATATCTAATAGCATTAGGCCAAGAATCCCACTTTCTAGCATGAGCTACCATATGAGTTCCATCAACTTTACCACAGTAAATTAGTGTGTGATGTGTTTTATTTTGTTGTTTATAATAAGATGCTCCAGGGTTTTTAACTTCATTATTTGCCATCATGATAATATCGCCAGGTAACATTGTTTCAATGCTTGTTTTTGTTATTTTAAACATTGTGTAACCGCTTTTAGCAGTAGCATAAGTAACCAAAGAGCCATAAGCACAAAATGAATCACTATGAAATATACTTTTTAATCCAGCTTCCCCATAGCAACAAGTAACCATAGAACTGCAGTCGTAACATATTGGATTCTTAATGCCATAGAATGTCCCACTTCTTTTGTTTGGCTTTTTAAAATTCCATGTTCTATATGCTTGGTCATAAGTAGCTAATTTATCTGTATGTTGTTGTACTATAGCTTTTGCAGTATCAACTATTATTTGTCTTATATCACTTGCACTTGCTTTACCTTTTGCTTTTGGAGTAGATACGCCAACTCCATAACCTAATTTATTTCCTTGTGCATCCAAATAATAAGGTAATTGGCCATTTACAACTTTATACCAACATAAATACAACTCTACATTATTTGGGGTTCCTAATCCTTTTTGGTCTTTTAGCTTCTGCCTGTAAGCTGCAAAATCAAATTTACCGCTATCTAATTCCTCATAAACTTTCAATTTCGTTTCATTAGACTGAGAACTCAAATAGTAAGAATCAACAAATTTGTATCCATACTTATCACATACATATTTCGATACTATCCAGTTAAGTGAACCTTGTCCCATATTGTTAGCTACTAATCCAGCAAATATATTTCCATGAGCATAATCTATAGCTTGTCTTAGTTCCCAACAGCCGAATCTTATTTGATTTAAGATGTTTTTATCGACTGTTATTCCATTAACTGTTGTATTTCCTCCCTTGCCAGGTGTCATATTCGCATAAGAAGGAAGAAATTTATAAGTACTGCCATCTAAATATTTTATAGTAAATGTTTTATTTCCCCATTCCTTGAAATATGTCGAACGTTCGCATTGCATTAACCCATAACCACCATTACTACCTGTAGTGCTATAAGGGTCACCTCTAGATTCACCCATAATCACCGCATATACTAGATTTGGGTCTAATCCAAATTTCTTACAATAGTGTTCAACAATAAGATATAATTTATACTTATTTCCTGTAGATGATAAATTATTAAGATTCGCTTTATTTTGATATTTGCCTATGTCGTATTTTTCATATAATGCTAATGCCTCTGCATATTGGTCACTCGTTTCATCTGTAGTAGACACCGTCTTAGAAGTCTTTATTTGATAAAATCTATCATCGCCAAGCCATACTCCGTTTTTATAAGTGTCAATATAAATAGGGTCGCCATCTTCACCTTCATCAGGAGGTTTGGGCTTAGGATTAATAATATCTTCAAGTTCATCAAATATTTTATCTATCTCCTCTTTTTCTAGACCCATTTTTTCAAGATATTCTCTTATCTTAGCAATATCCTCGTCAGTTAAGTCTCCTACCCCTATGCCACCTAAAAATTCTAGAACATCTTTTAATAAATCATCTTTTGTTAAACTTTTTATTTTACTTTTTCTTTCTTTGTAATTTGCTAAAGTACATTTACTGTTTTCGGCCCAATTTGTAAATGAAAGTTCTAATTCTGTTACTCTAGCTTCTAAAGTTAATTTATCCTTAGTATTCCCATCATCTATAACATAAACTGTATCACCTATTTCAATATCTTCATCAATAATAGCTAAATTAGTTTTATATGTCATTTGAGGGTCTTTTCTTCGTTGAAGTTCTTTCCATGTTTCATTAAGTAAATCAGATGCATTATCTGCATCACATTCATATACTCCTGTTATATAACTTCCATCATCATTATGAAAGTATATATGTGCACTTTCATCAGCGATAAAGTCTTGATTTAAAGGTTTGTCAGTTGGATTTCCGTTAGATTTTAGCCATTCTACATTTTTAAAATCTACTCCATTTTGACCATAACCAATAAGTGCACTACAAAATTCACTTAAATCTCCAGTTTTTTCTATTTGATCTGCATTTACAGAATATTCTATTCTAGCATTTGTTATTCTTCCACGCTTCTTATAAATATTTATATATTGTTTAAATTTGTTAGATATCATTTTTACTTCAAATTCTATTTCTATATTGTAAGTTTCAAGATTATCTTGTATTACAGTATAAATTGAAGTAGGTTTTTCTACTTTAACGCTTTTAAAATCTATAATATCCGGATCTACATAACCCAATTCAAATGTAGAATCTTGTAAAAGCAAATTAAAAAATGTAGTGACATCACCTTCTAGTGTAGATTTTCTTACAACTTTATTCCAAAGTTCTAGTCCGACCGTTTCGCAATAGCAACTCTTTATTTTTTCACCATTTTCATTATGAGTTGTCGTAGTTCGCATAATTTGAAACATTTTTAGTTTGCTTTTAAACTTGAAAACTAGAAAATTCCCCTTTTGAATACAAGCTGTTCTATTATTGTCTAATGTAGAACATGTAAAACTTTCAGCCCCTGTTGTTAAATATATTTTATAAGAGTCGTCAAAAAAAGGACTTGCTGAATTAGTCCCATTATTGCTTAGTACGTCTATTATCTTTTTCTGTCTATTTAGCACAAAAATCGTTGTCACAAGTTTTTCCAAGACTAATCCAACCACCTTTCATTAAAAATTATAGAACTTGTAATATTTCCATCGCTTGCAATTTTTAAGTCGTATTCACCAGGAGGGATTTCAAAAAATTCACTCCCTATATCTATATGTTGCATATTTTTAACACCATTTATATAAACTTCATTATTGGCAAAATCAACTTTCAATTCGTCACCTTCTTTGAAAATTATTATATCTTGCTCTTCATCTTCTCCATCTTCATTCAGCTTATTTATTACCAATCTATTAAATGTCATTGTATCAACGACTTCTTTGTCAGCATATTTTCCAAAAAAGATAACTATATGATTCAAATCGCCTATAGGAAACTTGTCATTTTTTGTAGTCTCGCTTGGTAAAGTTTTTTCAATTTCGCCAGCTTCATTATATTTAACTACTTCCGCATACCATTCGTTATTTTCTCTTTTTATAGTAAAATGACCTTTAAATTCATTCCAGTTTCCATATTTACCGCTTCTAGGAGTTTTCTTTGTAACTGTCAAACTATCATCAGAACCACTTACTGTTATAACGGGTTTAGGCTCAGGCACACTAAAATCCTTATCTTTTAAAAACTCTGTATTCCCAATTTGTACAAGCGGGTAAACCGCCTCAAAGTATTCATTTTCATCACATAACATAACTTTAAACAGCTTATTCCCAGCTTGGTCAAATCCATATCCTTCTACCATCCCAACTTTATCCTCAGCTGTGTTAACTTCTCTATCTGTTTCGATTTGTACTTTATCACCTTCAATAATATAATCTGTGTAAACATAACCTGTTTTACCTTTGTAAGTTGCTTTAGTCCATTTACCTTTACTTGACGTAATTTTCGGGCACACAACAATAGCAGTACCTTTAGGTATTGTCGCTAAAAGTTTAGAACTTTTGCTTCCTGACGCCCTTAAAGATGCTGCTTGTTTTGTGTAATATGTAGCTGTTGTAGTTGTTATTTTACTTAATCCAGTTGAAATTTTAACCCAACCAGTTTTTTCACTATAAGTAGTTTTTATCCAGCCATTTACAACTTCACTTGCAGTTAGATAAACACCTTTTTTAATACTTAATAAAGTTTTACTTTTGGATAATCTTTTCTCTTTTAGTTTCACAGTTGTAGCAGTTACTTTATATCTAGTTGTTTTAGTTGTATCTGTAGAGCCAAATTCGTTATATTCTAGTTTTCCCGTTGAATCATGATAAAAATATAAACTGCATTCGAAATCAGTAACATTAGAGGGCAAATTATATCGTAATGCTGGTCCATGCCAATCAGTCCCACTACCATAATCTGATGCTCGTATACACCAACTAGAACCTCCGTCATTAGGTTGAATAGTACCAGTTATAGTTCGTTTTGCATCAACTTCACCTGTTACTGAAACAAAATTTTCGGTAGTTTCGCAAGGCTCGTAAACAATAGTGGTACTTTTTTCTTTTTTTTCATTAGTTAAACTAGGGTATTGCCCTATAAGCACAGCTTTTCCATCTTGACCATCTATTTGACAATAAGTCGCATTACTATTAAAATCAACTTCAATAATTGCTGGAGTACTTGCATTACCTTCATTTGTAACAGTTATCTTTTTTTCTCCATTGAAAATTTTTGCATCAGAATTATAAGAAAAAGGTATCGTACATATGAAAGATGTTGAAAATCTTCGCATTCCATTCATTATATACTCTTTTGGAGTTTTCCCATTTGGAATAGCTAGGTATATTCGTCCATTTTCATTTATGATCAATTCTTTTTCTTCGTCTACATCAAATACACTTGATATAGTATCTATAGCATCTTGTAAATCTTCTTCTGTGCTTGCTTTTATGTCATATCCTATGTCTATTTGCTTATAGTCATACTTACTATCCTGTAGAACCCTTCCATTTCTAGAGGGTATATCTGTAAAAGTATTTATTTTATCAAACACATTAGTACTTATGCTGAATACTTTTACAAACTGTTCTAAATCTATACCATTAAATTTAAACATTTTCTATACCCTCCAATCTATTTAATCTTTTTAATTCTGTATTATTATAATCATCTATTGGTTTTGCTATTGTTTTAGCGAGTGTACTTCCACCAACTTTTGTTTCAACATAAATAGGATTTTTAGCAGTTGCTTTTCCTATTTTTTCTATATCTTCGTCATTAAGTTTTAAACTTATATTTGTGTTATTTATAATATTGCTTGAATTATTATTACTTGCATTTATAGCAAATGATGTCATTTCACCTTGAACAGCAATTTTCATTCTATTAGATATTTCTGTTGATATTTCTCTAGCTTTTGCATATACTTGTTGAGCTTTATTTTTCATACCAACAATCCAACCTTCATCTAAGTTTTCTCCATAATCAGTAGTTATTTTTGAAGGAGAATTTATTTTAGCAGTTTTTTTCATTTCAGCATTAACTTGATTAACAAGACTTCTTGCAGCACTAACCGCTCTTGAAGTACCGCTTTGTATACCCTTTGTAACTCCATTAGCCATCTGTTGACCAATTTGTGTCGCTTGAGTCCTAGCTACATTTTTCATACTTATCATTTGTCTCGTAAAATTATTTCTAGCTTGTGTACTTTGAGTAGTTATAACATTTTTCATGCTTATCATTTGTGTCGTAACTGCATTTCTTGCATTAGTAGCTTGAGTTCTAGAAACTTTGCTTATAGATATCATCTGTCTTGTAATAGCATTTCTAGCTTGTGTACTTTGAGTATTAGCTACATTTTTAATAGAAATAAACTGAGTGGTAAATGAGTTTCTTGCATTGCTAGATTGATTTCTAATAACATTACTCATAGATACCATCTGATTCCTAATTATATTAGCACTGCCGACAAAGCTTTCTCTCAATGAGTTTCTTAACGATTGAAAACTATTAGCTGCACTATTCGATACAGTAGCAATTGTACTTTCTATCATTTTTAAATCATCTTTTAGCTGTTGTAATTCACTTGAATCCATAGAAGCTAATTTAGATGTTAAGCTATCGCTTAATCCTGTACCTATTTCCTCAGCTCCTGCAGATGCATTTTCTTTTGCTGAATCAGTTAAGTTTTTAGCATATTGCTTACCAGCTTCAGTCCCTTTTTCTCCAATTTCAGCAGCATAAGATTCTGGAAAAAGTTTGTCTTTTATCCAATTACCTATACCACTAAGACCTTGCCCTAATGCAGAATCCCAAAATCCAACACTATTTTTACCAGCATCTTTAAGATTTGTCCCATCTCCATTTAAACCTAAATGACTTAATACTCCTTCGCCTGTGCCTCCTAGAGCTTTCCAAAGTCCAGCCCCTGCACCTTCTATAATTTCAGGGATTAGTTTTAATTTTATTTTAGCTTGGAATACCTTTCCTTCTATATATAATCTTACTGCTTCCTCAGTAGCTTTATTTAAAGCTTCTCCTATTTCATCTTGATTTTGCTCAAATGCATCTGATAAAGCCTGTATTATTGCATGTCCTGCATCTCCTATACTTCCTGCGTTTTTAGATACAAATTCGGCACCTTGAGAAAAAAGGCTGCTCAAAGTTGTCGTTATAGTACTTTGATTTTTTGTTATACCATTACATATATTAGATATAAGACTTGTCCCTGTACTAAAAAACTTAGGGCCTTGTTTAGTTACAGCACTTTCTATACCATTAAATGCATTAGTCATCAAGCTTGGTATACTTTTAAAACTTTCTTTTAATCCACTTGTAAGTTTTGTAACAGCTCCATCTACGTTGCCATTAACTAATAAATTCAAACTATCTCCTAATAAATCACAAAATTCACTCAAAGCAGGAGCGCAATCACTCATTATAGATAATCCTAAACCACTAGCAGCAGAACCTAAACGCATTATAGCACCCTTTAAAGATGTATCTATTATTTCTTGAGCTTTTTCAGCTGCTGACTGTGTTTCTTCTATAGCTTTTGTTGTTTTGTCAAACTCATCTGGAGTAAGTGAACATAATTCATTTACTTGATCTATTGAATCTGCTAATCCTAACTGTGTTAATATTGCTTCTCTTTCGTTTTTAGTTTTATCTCTAAGAGCTTCTACTACATTTTTTAAAGAAGCACTATAATTTAATGAATTATCGTCATTTTTTTCTATTTGAATTCCATATTTCTTCATTATTTTTTCTTGGCTTGCTGATGCATTATTTAGTTTGCTGAATACAGTGAATAAACTTTCAATGTCGTTACTTGTTACCTTTCCATCTTTTCCAAGTAATGTTATTGATTTAGTTAAATCCGTAGATGATATTCCTAATGCATCCGCCATATCTTTTGACTCTTGAAATACAGAATGTAATTTTTCTAATCTTTTTTCAGTTTGCTTACTTGATAAGCCCATGTCTTCACATTCTTTTTTCCAATAAGTCATGCTTTCGGTAGAACCCTGTATGCTTTGCTTTAGACTTTCGTAATCTTTTTGACTTGCATTTATAATAGCAAGTCCTCCAGCCATACCAGTTTTACCAAATAAAGTTTTAGCTGCAGCTGCCTGCTCTTTAAGAGGTAATTTACCTAAACTACTTCTTAAATTTTGCATAGTAGCATCTAGGTCTACAGAGCCATCAGCACTTTCTTTAAGTGTTATATTATATTTGTCCATAGCCTTTTGTACGGTAGTAGTTGGGCCGGATAAATTAGTTAACATTGTACGTAAACTCGTGCCTCCCAAACTTGCTTTAATTCCGACGTTGGCTAAAAGGCCTGTAGCGAGTGCTAAATCTTCGAATTGTACACCTAAAGAACCTGCTACTGGAGCAACATATTTCATTGTTTCACCCATCATTTCAACATTTGTGTTAGAACGAGTGATGGTAGCTGCAAACATATCAACCATGTCACCACAATCTGTAGCTTGCATACCCATTGCAGTTATTGTATCAGTCACTATATCAGATGTTGTACCAAGGTCAGCACTCGGTTTGTTATCATTGAGCTTTTTATCTCAATTTCTAGGGCATTACTCCCATTACCTCATGTCAATTCATGAGTAGTCCAGCATACCTTGTTATGTAGTTGCTAATCGGCACATAGAACGGCCTCGTGGATGAATTATACTCTTACATCATAAGTGTAAGTATCATCATCTATGCGTTGCCCCTGACTGTTATTACTAACATCACTAATTTCCATTATTTATTTAATAAATAATTTTATATAGATTAGACTTTTAAAAGTCGCCTTCGGTTCTGATTGCGGTATAATATACACCCGCCTCCCAGCTTAATTCCGTTCTAATTATCTTAGGACTTCCACCGACTTTGTCCTAAGACGGCAATTTTGTTTACCTATTTGTGCTAATCGGAGAACGCTCGGTAATCCAGCTATTGATTCTTGAGCAGACCAACCAGCCATACTCGTATATTTTAACCCTTCTGCTGCATCTGTAGCGGTAAATTGTGTTTCACGACCTAACTTAGCCGTTATATCTAGTAACTGTTGGAATTCGCTTGTAGTTGCTCCTGATATAGCTTGTACTTCCTTCATAGTTGCATTGTAAGAAGTATATTCACTTATAATATCTCCTATAGAGGTAGGGATTCCACCTATTTGAGCTAATGAGTCCCATATTTGCCCTCCAATATCAAGAGCGACACTGCCAATATTTTTTAAAACCCCTGTAACTTCTGTTAAAGCTGTTACACCTAATTTATGTACTGCTTTAAAACCTACAACTAATGCAGAAACTGATAGTGTTGCTGCTTTAGCTGCGGGCGAAAGTGAAGAAAACTTATCTACTAAACTTTTTAATCCTTTATTTGCTATAGAGTCAAGTTCTTTTATTCCTGACTGGAGTCCAGTATTATCTAATGCAGTATCTATAATAATTTGACCATCACTGATAAGCTCCACCTCCTATCTATACATAAAAATAAAAACACCCACTTTCGCAGGTGTTTTACATTTTCTATAATAAATTTGTAATATCAAGTCCTTTTTCAAGTGCTTCACTTATAGCATTTATTCTTTCTTGTTCCTCTTTTGCTATTTTAGTCTTGATTCTATATAACTCTTGCATTTCTTTATAAAATTGCTTTTGTTCTTTGTCTTTTATTTTAGTTAAATCTATACTTCTATATTCAAGTATTTTAGTAAACATGCAATTATCTAATGCTTTGAAATTAGCTCTAAATTTCCACCAATGCATATAATCTATGTCTTGCAAATCTATATTGTAATTTTTAAGAAATGCAGAATATATAAAATCTTGGTCTATGTCATAATCGTATATGATTTTATTTTTTCTTCTCTTGGTATTTGCATATGTTAAATTTATGTCATCTTCTTTACCACATTTATAAAACCATAATATTTTTTCTACAGCTTCTTGGATATCTTTTATTTTTTTACCTGCATTAAAATCATTATCAAAATACAATGCTAATGCAAGTTGAGTTTTTTCATCATCTTTTATGTCTACATCAAATATCATTTGTTCAAACAATATTCCTGTTCTGAAATCGGAATTTATTTGAAATTCTTCATTAGATATTTTTACTTTTGTAGGCAATTCATCTATTAATATATTATACATATCAATTATTTTTTAGATTTACGTCTTTGTGCTCTGTTCGGTGTATATTTTCCTATAGAATTAGCAAGTTCTTCATCTTGCTTTGCAGCTTCAGCTATTACTTGTTGAAATGCTGATAAACAATCTTTTAGATTTACTTTTTCTCCAAAAACTTTTTTATCAGTTCCTTCTCCAAATATAGAGTTGAAAAATTTAAATACACTTTTACATTGAATCCTTATTTTTTCTGATAATTTTAAGTCACTATCTTCATCAAAAGTAGTTTCTTCTATAGCTACTTCAAGAGCATTTTCATATTTTTCCATAACATCTGGATCATACACACAAAATTCTAATTCAGTTTCTCTATCATTTACTTTAACTTTCATATTTTATCCCCTTATCCATCTACTTTATTGGTATTTACAGACATTGCATTAGTATTGGCAGATTGCGTTGCTGCATCTGCTGTAAATGTTTTTGTAGTTGTATTAAATGTTCCTTCTGTAACTCCACCAACTGCATTTAAATTGCCTGACAGTTCATTTATGTTGCCGCCTTCACCTTTTTTAGAATCAACTTGAACACTAACAGTAAATAATCTAGCTTTATAAGTATTATCCCCTTCTGCAGGGTCATATAAATCTACTTTTACATATTTTCTTTCTGCATCTGCTCCTGTTTTTTGATTTCTTGCTATACTCCATATATCCATAACAACTTTTTCTGATTTTATCATATCAGCAGTAAATGGGAATGTTGGCTTATATCCTGTAACTGAAGTAGTAGATGATTTTTCATGTATATATGTTTTTTCATCTGTTTGAGCATTTGGATTTTCGTCTAAAGCTGTAAATCCAGTTCCCATAAATTCATATCCCTCTCCTACTTCCATATAGTCAGCTTCCATATATCTATATACTGAATCCATATTATCTCTTCCTTTCTTTTATAAAATAAATAAACTTTTTTCAAAATAAACTAATCTGCATTGTATTTGATATCTGCATTTATCCATTTGCATATCCATTACTTCACCTGTATACCCTGTTGTTAAACATTCAATTCTTCTTGATTCTCTACCTTCGCCTATATTCGGTAGATTACCTAATATACTTTGTTGTTCTATCCATTTAGAAAAATGTTCATAGAAACCTAAATTTTCTAGATTTTGAAATACATCATTACCATAAGCTTCTCTACTAGAAAATACAAATAAATATTGCTTTTCTGCTGAACCATCTATATATCGTTTTATAATAGGTTGTGTTGGTATACCTTCTATAGAGTAACTAGATGTTTTTTCACCTAAGTAATCTACGCTTATTCCTTTATGAAATTCATTTAAATAAGGGCATTCTTTTATAAAATCTCGTATACCTTCTACTATTGTTTTATCAGCCATTATTTTGCCCTACCTCCTACAAAATCAGCTATCGATTTTACTACTTCTCTCCCTCTATCTGCCCACATTCTTTTATCCCAGTACTTACCTCGCTTAGGAGCATGTTGGTAGTTAAAAGGCTTTCCGTTTTTACTAATTCCATTATATTGATAATGAGAATACGGCTGAATGTATGTGATTTTATTTTTGCCTACCTTTGCTGTATTTTTTAAAGGTCCTTCGTCAAATGGTACATATTCATCACAAAATTTTCTTACTTCTTGAGTAAAAAACTGTTGTGCTTCGCCATCTTTATTAAGTTTATGCCTTAACAAAATTTCTTCTGCTGGATCCATTTGTAATATGATTCGTGTTTTAGTAGCCATTTACATAGCACCTACTTTCCAATGCCTCATATTATTACTTCCATAATCATTTTTTTCAATAGAAGTAATATTAAATACATCATCAAAATTATTTTCCAATGTTTTAATATTATTCCCTGTTTCGCCTGTAAGTTCAAAATCAACCATTTCGCCTACAATTTTATCGTCGTTATCAAAAGTAAAGTATTTATCTCTATCTATTTCAGATAATTGTCCAAAATGTGTAGGACTTATATATTCTTTTCCTTCGAAATAAGCATTAAAAGGTATATAAATAGCACATGTATTTTGATTATTTAAAGAGCCTTTTCCATCACTTTTAATTCCTGTAGATATTTCTATATGTACACCTTGTATATATGTCCTAGCATATCTAATAATGTCATTATCTCTGTCATAAAAAGCATTATAAAGAGTTATATTCTTATCAAATATCATAATCAACACCTCTATATAGCAACCCTGTATGAGCTAAATACATTCTAGCTACTTTATATAATCTTTTTTCTTCTGTACTTCTTGAATCTGTAGATCTTGAGAAGCTAACAGAATAGTCACCAACTTTTTCAGATGTTATTATTCCATCTTGCTTGTCTTTTTCTATTCTTGCCTTTTCGTTTATTACCGCATATACTGCCTTTCTAGCTTCTACAGGAGCTTCATTCATCATTTTAAGTCTATTCATTGTTATGCAATTTATATACTCCATAGCAAAATCAGCATAAGTTGCAAACTTTTCTTCTGGTATGACCGAGCCAAAAGAAAAGTCTTTGTATTCGTTATAATTTATATCAGCCATACCATTCTCCTTATTCTTTTTCAGTTGATTTCAACTTTTTATTTTCTCTTTTTAATTTTGCTATTTCAGATGCTTGTTTAGTTACTTCGGCTTTTAATGTAGAATTTTCTTCTTTTAAAGCTGCATATTCTGTAGCTCTACCAACTTCGGTTATATTACCTTCTGCATCTAAAACATTATATCCTAAGGCTAAATAGGAGTCTTTTTGAGACTCCAATATAGTTAATTCCTTATTATTTTTTTTTACAACTATCATCCAATCACCTCATTAAGTTGGATTTATAACAAAATCAATTGCATCAACTTTGTTATTTAGTATGAATACATCTTCAAAAGATTCTTCATAGTAATAATATTTATTTTGAGTTTTAGCGCAAGGCTCATCTAAACATGCTGACTCATAAGAAACAGGTGTTATAACTGCTAATGGATGTATTAAACACATTTGTATTCGTTTAGCACTAGTACCAGCTTTCCAACCTGTTGTAAAATCATAAGCAGTTTTCATAAGTTCTTCTGGAACAACTTGTATTTCAACTTCATCTATTCTTGATATTGTTCTTTGTATAGTTGAAGCTCCATTTCCATCTATATTTATATTTCTTACGATTTCTTTTGCATTTTTAATTATTTTATTTACTCCTGGAGTAACATATAAGATTCTTCCCATGCTAGGTACTCTCTTGTTATCCATTTTTTCCATCATATCATCAAATTGTTGTAATACGTTTTCTGCTGTTAAAGCTAGTTCAGTAGCTGTTTTGCTTAAAGCAGTCCAATCTGAGTATATTTTTGATATACAATAAGCATCCATTTCAGGGAATTTTTGTTCTTCATTGTATACTTTTGTTATATTAGCTATAGTCAACACCATATTAGTTTGAGTAACGTCCATTGGATGCACTAGAGTATCCCAATATCTTTCGTTAGTAAGTGTTTTTGTCTCCCATTCATTGCTATGATTTTTAGCAGCTGCAGATATTGTATCTCTATTAGCATCTTTTCTACCTGTTGTACTTATAACTGGTATTTCTATAGTTTTTGCATTTACCCATTTATATCTAGAATCATTAGGAGTATTATATAAAGCTCCAAAGTATAATTGATATGGGAAAACTTGATCTAGTTCTCTAGAATATTCTTTTGCGTAATTTGTTGCCATTTTTCATCATCCTTTCATTAATTATTTTTCAACTTTTCTTACAGGAGTGAACATATTTAAAAAGTTGAATTTACTTTGTTGTTCCCCACCGTCACTTCCACCAGTAGGTTTTACTATTTGAGGCATTGGAGGTGCATCAGGCTCTTGCTTTGGCTCTTCTTTAAACAAAGCTTTATGCTCTTCTTTGTATTGCTTCATAAAGTCATCAGCGCCTAAGAATTTACCATCTTCTAGTTTAAATTCTTTTGCTTTAAACTTTAAAGTAGCTATTTCCTTTGCATCAGCATCTATAAAATCATATTGATTCATAAAATCTTTAGCTGCATAATCATAATCTTTTTTGGCTATAGTTTCATTAAGTGCTTTTGTATCTGTTTCATATTTTATTTTCCAATCTTCAGCACTTTTTTTAATTCCTTCTATATCCATATCTTTATAAGTTTGTATTTCTTTATTAACATCTTTAAGCTGAGTTTCAAATCCATCGGATTTTATTTTATATGTTTCAGCTTCTTTCTTGTATTTTGCAGTTTCTTTATTCGCATCTTCTATCTCCGAAGTATGCTGAGATAATATTTTTGTGACTTGTTCTTCTGTTAGTCCTAAATCTTCTAGAAATTTCTTCTCCATCTTTTCTCCTTTCTTTGCATAAAAATAAGGCCTTACAGCCATTCGTGTCTTTCCTTATATTTCTTATAATATTTCTTGTAATAAGATGAATTTTCTCCAAGTGTTGCTAAATCAAATAGTATTTTGGGGCTTGTAATCAAACCCAACCTTACTAATATTCTATCTGATAATTTTTTCATTTTTCCACTCCTTTCTAAAGGTATAAACTATCAAGGAATTTTTCCTAAGTATCTTAAAATCGATTTTAGAAGGTCGGATTATGTAAACTTTTTTTACAAATCTATATTTTCTATTTTTGCTCTTTCGTCTAATATATTTTTATATGCCTCCATATATACTAATTGTGTATGTAATAAATCATAAGAACAATTAGGTGTAAATCCTAAAGTACCAGCTTTATATTTTATTAACATTCTTTGTAATCCTGTTATTCTATTATCTAGTTGATAATATTCTGCTTTAAATCTATCTTTAAAATCTGTTCCTAACATTAAATCTACTGTGTTTTTTAATTCCATTTATTTTCTCCTTTTACTTGCATGTACCGACTTTTGACTAGTACTTCTATCAAATCCTTGCACTTGTGTTCTATTATCTTTTTTGCTTATATTAGCAGCATTACTAAAATTGCTGTATTCTTGTTTTTGTCTTTGAAGTTTTATGCTAGCATTTGTGAAAGCTTCTTTGTCCCCTGTTGCTCTATATCCAATTAACTCCCTTTTAGTTGCTCTTATCCTTGTTTCTATCTGTCGTTGCCTTTGAGTAGCTTCGTAATAAGTATATGTCTTGCCATTATACTCCATAGACTTGTATGGATTTATATTTTTCAAAGCTTCTTTTGTGTAAGTTCTTTTAGAAGCTCCCATTATAAAAGGCGCATAGCTATGTCGACAATTAGCCCCTAATAATCCTTCTACTGTTCCATAACCTGTCGCATCTTCAAAGTTTTCGTAATTTTCATCACTTCCGTAACGTTTATATACTTCACCTTGCCATTCTTCATGACTTGGTCTAGCTCCAGGATGTGCACTTACTTCCACATATTCGCATCCCATTTCGTCCATTTGAAAATCTGTCATACTTGCCGCCATTTGATTTACTCCAGTTCTTATGGCTCTCCTTACTGCTACATCAACCCTGTTATGCCATCCACTTTCATAGTTAATCCATCTAACTCCACTTTCAGATAGCTTTTTTACTGCTTGTCTCGTTGCTGTTGTTTTATCTAAAACACCAGTTGATACTTGAAAATGAGCTAAATCCAAAGCTTCTTGATAGAATTTAGTGAGTTTTCTATTTTTCACCTTGCCATTAACACCTCTAGTGCAAAAACCAAGTGAATTAGTCATATTCTCAAATTCTCCTTTAGTTTGTTTTATTGCTGCTTCTAATAATTTTTGAAACTCAGGAGAAGAATGTAAATGCATCGGAGTTAACTTAGCATTTTTATATATTGCATTATCAAAGTTTATTGACTTTATAGCACTTTCTCTAAATAGCCTTTCTATTTCTTTATCTGACTTTTTAAGTATTTTTGCTATCTTTTTCTTTATTACATCCTCGGCTATTCCTAGCTCTTGCGCTCTTATATATTGCCATTCAGCAGTGCTTGTTATTGTAGCTGCTTTGTTTATTCTTCTTGCAATATCTTCAATTATAAAATCTTCTAGCTCTTGATATAATTTTTCTATTCTTCTTGGTACTTTTTTCAAATAGTTAGGTGTTAACATTTTTATTCCTCATCATATTCTAAAGGTTTCACTAGATCTTCTGCTTGTGGCATCATTTCTTGAGCTGTCTTTTCATCAACTCCATATTTTTTCATAATATAAAGTTCTGGGCGAATTAATCCACTTGAAACATCTTGTTGCATGCTTGCTAGTTCTTCTTTTTTATCTACAATTAAACTGTCATCCCAATTAAATGTCATTTCATAATCACTAGAACTTGATTTTCCTATTAAAGAAGCCCATACATTCATAGCGTAGGCTAAGTTTTTCAAAGCATTTTCTAAAGATTTTTGTATATCCGATACTGTAGCATAAGAACGTTGCTTGCTCATTATAATTTCTGTAGCAGTTTTTGCAGTTTCTTGTACATTACTAAGAGTTCCATATGCTAAGCCACAGTTAAATTCAATTTTTCTAAGAAGCTCATTTAAACCATTAAATAAAGATTCATCCCTTATTGTTGGACTAAATGTATCTAACATTTTATTCCCACTAGAATTGTCAAATTCAAAAGTTCTATAAAGTCTTTGTTTTGTTGTTGGTAATATAGGTCTACCTTTTTTGTCAGTTGTAAAAGCTTCTATTCCAGCATTTATAGCAAGTTCTGAACCTTCATATTCCCATAACGTTCTAGAATATTGCTTATCTGCTTCTTTTATTTGTTCTACAGCTCTACTGTATACACTCACTCCTAAGGGTGATGCAGCATCTATATTGTTTGCAATAGGTATTTTAAAGTAAGAAAATAAGGGCTTATCAATATTTTTTATACAACTTTCTTCTTCTAAATTAGACCATTCTTCCACTTGAGATAATGGAATTCTATTTCCTAAATCAATGTTACTATTTAGATCTATGCTTGAATTACTATAATTTTGTTTTTCAAAAGCTAAATTAGAAATATAATATCCATCTTTTTCAAGTCTATGATATTCAAGCCTTGTATAAATCATATTTCCAGTTTGTTTAAACTCTGTAAACACTGCCCCAGTAACATCCCCACTACTATTAAAATCGGTAGGATAGAAGTTATTAGCTTGCGTAAGGTCTATAGCTATGTTATCCCCATCTATATAAGGTTTAAATACTAATCCACCTTTAGCACATGCATACTCCGTATAATTTCTTATTTTCTTAATTACTCTTTGATACTGTTCATCGAGATAATCATTTCCTTGAATTGATGTTTTTAATTCTAACGTAACTAATCTAGCAAATTCGCCAGCTATTACAGAAGCTAAATTCATACTTTGAGTTGTGTCGTCTATCCATGGCGCTTTATCTTTGTACATATAATGCCATAATTCTATAGCATCTCTCATTTCATTAGATATTGAAATGTCTACATTTAGTTCTCGCTTTAACGTATCTGTTCCAAACAATTTCCCTAACACCCCCTTTACTGCATTTTTAAATCTTGAAAACATAATATAACCTCCTTATGCATTCAATAATCTTGATGTATATCTTTCTATTGTATATTCATACGCATCTAGTGTATCTATGTCACTTGACCCATCATCAAGTCTTACATCTTCAGTTATTTCTTTTGGGTCGTATATAGCACTACTAAGAGCAGTTTCTAAAGTATCACAATCATCTTTTTCATAGAAGAATCTATTTTGGGATAATAGCATGCATGTGAGTTTTATTCTATCATTTATACAACTTTTCAATGCATCTGTTATTCTTACATTACCTAAATTTGCTTTTTTAGCTGAATTTCTTAATCCTCTTATTAATACTTGTTCAGCACTATCACAGTATACACATGTAATAAAACCATACTTATATATAATTTTCTTTAGAAAATCAACAAATAAGTCTCCTAGTTTTATTGGGTCTATATCTCCAAAATGTCTTTCGCTAGCTAAAACTTTCACTTCTTTAAATCCTGGAGTAATACCAGTAGCTACGAAAGCATGTCCTGAACCAGTTCCACCAAAGTCAACTCCTATATTTATCTTCATAAACAAATCGCTATCAGATTTATTATTAAAATCTTTTAAAAGTTTATTTTTATCTTTCAAATCATTGTACTTGAATTGATATTGTTTCGGATTATTTGCAAAGCTTCTATATATAAGTCCTTCAGCAATACATCTTTTACCTAAAATATCTCTTTGATACCAGATAGATGTTTTGTCATACTGAGATTTTATTTCATTTCGTCTTTCCTCTGTGATATTTATATTATCGTCTATTGTAAAATGCGCATAATTATAACCCCCTAGAAGCTCACCTTTTTTATTTAAATCGTCATATTTATCAATATATTCTGTATAAATAGGGGCATTTGGATTATCTGGGTTGAGGTCCCAAAAGAATTTTCTTCTTTTAGCAGCAATAGTTCTGTTATAAGCTTCTTTTATTGTATTGTCATGATGTAAATTGATTTCTGTTGCAATCCACATGCCATATGAGTTACCTCTTATTTTCTTAAATGAGTTAGCTAATGCACCTCCTGAAAATATAACTATCTTTTGTTTATTTTTCGTTGAAGGTCCTTTTATATAAAGGCATTCATTCCCTTTATATTTTCCCCAATGACATTGACCTCTAAATATATATTCCAATCCAAAGCCATTAGCATCGCCGATATTAAGTTTCGCATTAGCACTTGTAGATCCTGTCGCAAGATGTATTCTATCTGGAGTAGTTTTTAGTTCATGAGCAAAAGCATAAACGTTATCTACTGTTTTACCTGCTCTTACTGCTCCCTCTGCAAAATTAAAAGTATTTCTTACACAGTTTCTAATATAATTTTTATGTTTATCAGAAAAGTTAAATGGTATAGTTTTTTTCTTAGTTATCATCACCATATAAATCACTATCCGTTTCACTTAAATCTTCTATCTCTGTATTATTACCAGTCAGCTTGTCAGTTTTTGCTTTTATATTATCTATTCTTGCTTTTTGTTCCTCTGTCGCTAGCTCTGGTTTATTATTTATAAGTTCAGAAGCTTGTTTTATAAGACTTCTAAGTTCTGACATTGCTCTAGATTGAGCATTTAAAAACGTTGCTTGTCTATCCCATGCGAATTGAAATTCATATTCTATTTCTTCTCCAAACTCTGTGTCTTTATGCTTTTTAATCTCTTTAATCATTTCATTTTTATCTTTTACATACATGATTTTTTGAGCTCTTATTATGGCAGCATATTGAATAGTTATTTGCTCTAATAGAATATCTAGTGGATTTTTCTCTTGTATTTCTTCTATTATTTCTAATGTATCATCTGGCAGATATTTTGAAAAAAATCCATGAGTTTCAGCTTTTTTATTCCCTATAGGACCACCAGGACCACCGATATTCCCAACAGCATTTTTATTTCCTATAGGTGCTCCACCTAATGAGGTCGAGTTGGTTTTGGAACTTTTTTCATTTAATTTATTTAAATTACCACAATCGGCTCGTTTGCTAGTTTTTTTAACTTTTTTTGTATCTTTTTTATTAGTAACGTTCCTTTTGTTTTTTGGTAACGTTCCTTTTAATTTTTCTTCCCATTTGTCTTGGAATTTCCACTTTCTAATTTGAGTATCTTTTGCATCAAGTTGTGTGGCAATATCTTTTAGCAAAATTTCTCCGTTATGTTGTTTATATATTTCAAATGCTTTATCCCTGTTTGGACTTCTTGCTCTGGACATTTATCACCACCTCGTTATTTTTCTAATTTATTTATCAATTTATTTCTATATCTATTATCATTTGTTAATCTAATAAGATTTTCTATATCTCTTTTACTTAGCTTATCGTCAATCTCTCTTTTTATAGCCATAATAACCAGTATCTTAGCTTTATAAAAATTATTTACATGTGTATGTCCGTTTTCAAATTTCTTGTTTGTATTATGGATAACATATCCATAATCACATCTATAGATTGAATACTCTTTTCTCTGAAATATTTTTCTACTCATTTTTAGATCAACTCTTTCTTTGCACAACAAAAGGAGCCCATGAAGGGCTCTTTTCCAAATTGAGTATGAGATTAAAATCTGTTTCTGTTGTTGTATGATAGTAATTACAATTAGCAAGCTACAGGATTCGAACCTGTATCACATAGGGGAGTGATTTCCATTACTTGCATGTTGCTGGGATTACTCCCAGCTATTCATAACCTTAAAGGAGGATGCATAACTATGCATCAAAAAAACCAATGTTTCGAAAAAAACTGTAGCAATTATACTAGTCAAATAGGTTACCAGGCTATCTGACATTCAATAAGAGTTCGTAAAGGAAACAACCTTTTTATTAGAGTTTCTCTATACTATCATTATATTATCGGTAATCCCCTATGAAAACCCCACATATTCCCTATTAAATCCCCAATGCTTCAACTCCCCACAATAAGATATTTAATTTATTTAATACCTCTTTTGCCCATCTTGCTGGAGTGTTCTTGCCTGTATTAAGTCTTTCGGCTATTTCTTCATATGTAATTTTTTCTATGTAATACATATGAAAAGCATCGTATATGTAATAAGTTCCGTTTTCTTCGTATTCATCAGCTAATATTTCTAATGATATATCTATACAAGAAACCATTTGTGCTGTTCTTGCTTTTGTTCTAAGTACGCTGTTAAGGAATATATCATTTTCTTCTAGTGCATCTTGTAATTCTTCTCCAAAATATCCTTTGAAACCATCGCTATTAACTTTTTCTATATGATTTTTTAGTTTGTCGTAGTTTTTCATTAATAGTTTAGTATTGTGTAATCTTTTATCTTTTTGTTGTTTTTTTATTTCAAATACTACTTCCTTAGCTAATTCTTTTACTTGTTCACTTACGTTTAATGTTGCCATGCTCCCACACTCCTGTTATAATATTATTAAGGAATTTGTCGGAATGTGAAAGCATTCCTTTTTTTATGTCAATTATTTGTATTTTATCTCTTTAAGCAATTCAATATGTTGTTTTAATTCTTTTTTGTCATTTCCGTATTTTTTAGGATTAAATTCAAATCTATACCCTAGTTGTCTTATTATAAATTTTGCATTAAAAATATAAACTGCTTTTTTAGAAAAGTTTTTATATCATGTAAATCATTATTTCCGTAATCACCTTTTATATTATCATGACTTTCTAAAATATTTAGTATCTTAATTACGTACATTTCATTGCACGGTTTTATACCATTATGCATTTGAACAATCCAGTTGCTCATTTTTCTAAAATCTTTTTCAGCTTCTTTGTATTCTTTTGATAGATATGTGTATCCATTATCTTCTAGCATTGTTCTTAATGACATATTTTTACACCTCGTTTTATTCTAATTTGCTATTCAATATGTTAGCCATCTTTGTTATATTTTCTAAATTATCTTCATTTCCTGAAAATAATGGAAGTTCTGTATTTATTTTAAATCCGAATGGTACTTCGTTAAATCCTGCTGTTAGCATTTTCTTAGCTTGTTCATCTCCAAATAATTCCTTTAATCTGTTATATCCCCATGAATTTCCGTTAAATATATCTATACAGCAGTCACATAATGTTTGTTTTGCATATTTATAATATTTAACACTAATTGGGTAACCTTCATCACCTTTTTTACCTTCTGTTATTCCACATCTTTCACATGCTTTTTCATTATTATCTGATATTTCTTTTGGCACTCCTAATTTATCTAATATTTTATTAAAAAATTCTATTTTTTTATTTGCATCTTCTAAATCAACATCTTCATCGTTACATAATGATATCCCAATTTTTAAAAGTTCTTCTTTCATTAAAGATATTAAAGTGCTTATTTCTTTATTGTTTAAATTTTTATTCATAATTTTCCTCCAATTCCTTTTCAGCTAATTTAATCGCATCCAATGTGTTATATCCCTTTTCTATGTATTTCTTAGCCAGTTCGACTAATTCTTTGTATCTTGCTAATATCAATTACTCACCTCCTAAAATAAACATAACTGGTCACTAACTGTCAGCATTTCTTTTTGTGCTTTTTCATAGAACTTTTTATCTACTTCAAAACCGTATGCACTTCTGTTAATCTCTCTTGCTACTTTTAGTGTTATTCCACTTCCCGCTACTGGATCTATAACTACATCACCTTCATCAGTAAATAATTGAATTAATCTTTTTATAACTTTAGAAGGCTTTTGAGTTGGATGTATCTTGGGATATTCTTTTCCATCTCTTTCCCATTTCATCCAGTTAAAAACCATTTCTTTGTTGTTGTTAAACTTAGGTAACTTGTCCCTATAAAGTACAACTGCAAATTCAGTTGCTCCTACTATTCTCATATTTGCTTTTAAAACTTGTGGTGAGTAATTTTTTATAAAGAATAATGGATAACTATTTTTAAATCCATATTTCTTTCCGTAACTTATCACAGTTTGTATTTGGTCGAAAGCACAAAATACAATCATTGCAGGTGCTTTGCCTTTTTCTTTTGGCTCTTTTATAAGCAGTTTATTACAAAAGTGAAAATATTCAGCTATGTTAAAATTGTTATCTGTATTAAAAAACATCTTTCCAGCTTTTTTACTTTCTCCGTTTTTATTATCTCCACCTACATACCATTCTGGATTACTTCCGTATGCATTTACTCCTACGTTATATGGAATATCTGCTATTACAAGTTGTGCTTTTGGTATTCCATATCTTTTGTAGTTTTGAAAGTTATCATTTATTAATTGTGTCTTTATCATATTCCCTCCTAAAAGAATGTCAGTTGTTCGTAATCAACTTGTTTTATTTCTTCTTTTTCAAATTCGTATTTTAGTCTTTCTCTTTCTAGATCCTCAAATTTGCTTTGGTCTCCACATGCTTTATGAAAACAATCATCACATAACCATACACAATCTGCTTCATCACTTCTAATATTTGCTTTATGACCTTCTTGATTGATTTCTTTTGCACAGTTGTAACATTTAATACCAAGTAACTTTTCTTGTCTCAATTCTTCATCGTTATAATTAATTTTTCTTTCTTCATCTAGCCAATCTACTCTATTGCAAGTATAAACACATAAATTAGATTTTTCACATCCATAGCAACAAGCATTTGTACACATTTTCTCTTGTTGAATCATTGCTATCAACTCTTGTCTTCTTATTTCATTTTCTTCTTTTATGCCCTCTATCGCTTCTTCTATCTCTGCCATGATTAATTCTTTTACTCCGTCCATACGTTCACAGCCAAACGGTGTCATGTTGCCACATTCAAATTCCATTTTATTCACCTTGTTTATCTTCCAATTCTTTTGCTAATCTAAACATTGAAAATATCTTGCTTGATTTTGGTATGTATTTATATCCATCTATTTCGCAAGTATTACCATTTACACATTTCATTCCTTTTGCAACTCCGAATAACTTGCAAATAACTGGTCTAACTTTGTATATCAAACATTTTTTATTTTCTTCATCTCTAAAATAACAAGTGTTATCTAAACGAAAAAATGGTTTTATATTATTCTTTATGCAATAATCCTTGATAGTTTTATATTCTCTTTCTCCCATTAAAACTGGACCACAACATTTGCCACAATTAGTGCAATTAGTGTGTTTCGGTATATACTCAACATTCTTTATATTATTCATTTTATTTCCCCCTATTTCAAGCTTAGTTCAAATAAAAATGTATCATAATTGTCTAGTTCATCCTCTGCCATGTTGTCAGCATCCAATTTTCCTCTCTTTGCTTTACTTATCGCTTGAATAAGTTCTGAACATTCTTCCATTGCAATAGTTGTACAAAGTTCTTCATTTTCTGTTGCTTTCATAAACTCTTTATTTTGTTGCATTTACTTCTCCTTAATCATTTATTTGTTTAAGTTGTTCTCAAATTGTTCTATTTTTTGAGAAATTCCTCTTTGTTCAAGAAATTTGTGAGCCTTTGTATCTTCGTAGTCGTTAAAAATACAGTCACCTAAAAACAAGCAAAATATAATCATTACAATGAAAAACATTAATTCACTTCCACCACTTTGCTTTGACATATCTTCGCCCCCTTATATATTTAGATATTTTTTTATTATCTGTATAGCTTCTTCGCAGCTGTAACAAACCTTAACCTCATATCCTTGCTCTAACAGTTTTCTAATCCATTTCTTTTGATTTTCTGTGCATTTGTTACGTCCTACCTTCATTTCGATGAATAGACCGTATTTTTGACTTCTAGGAACTGGTAAAAATAAATCTGGTACTCCTGATTTTGTCCCTGTAGCTTTTAGTTTTCTAGCTTCTCCTTTATTTCTATATCCCCCATTAGGAATAGCAAATATCATTTTTAGTTCTGAATATTTACAAGATTGTAAGTTACACCATTGAATTAGAGTTGCTTGTTCTAAATCTTCACCTTTCATGTTTAATCCTCCACATATCCCCATTTTAATTTTTCACCTGTTACTGGGTGTTTCCCAGCTGACTTCTTTTTCCCTCTGCAACATTTAGAAATATCTGATTGACAAATTCCTGTTAATCTTTCTGCTTCTCTAGTAGACCCATATTTTTTACCAGTATCTATACATATAACTTTTCTAGACAAACTATTATCTTTACCTTTTTTAGCTTTTTGTAATCCTGTTCTGTATGCGTGCTTCATATTTTCTTCTTGAGTACACCATTCTAAGTTTGATACTGTATTATTTTGTTTATTACCATCTATGTGATTTACTTGCGGTTTGTTTTCTGGATTAAGTATAAATGCCTGAGCTACTAAGCGATGTACTTTATGTTTTTTGATATTAGAATTTGCACTTAATGTAATATAATAATATCCACAATTATCTTTATACTGCTTTAATATTTTTTCTCTGTACTTTTTGTTTTTATCTCTTAAACTTTTAACTCTTCCTAAATTGCTAATTTGATATAATCCTTTGTAATTTTTTATATCTTTCCAAATTTCGTTCATTTTTATCACCTTCTTTAGTATGATTTTATCATACTTTGTCATACTTTATCAAGTATTTTAGATTTATTTTCATATAAAGTTATGATATAATACCACTAAGAGGTGATAATATGAAAAAGAAAATTGCTATAACTCTAGATGAAGAAATTCTAGAAAAATTAAAGCAATATGCCACTGAAGAGGATAGAACTATATCAAGTCAGATAAATAAATTATTAAAAGACTTTTTCAAGTCGAGAGAAGGGAAATAACCTTCTCTCTTTTATTTTTATCCTTCTCCATTTTTATTTGATGTATATCTATCCATATTCCCTCCTATTTTGCTGTTCTGTATGGTGCTAGCATTGTCACTAATTTATGTACTAATATTTCTTTGTCTTTTGTTATTTTTGCCTCACTGTTTATCGCTGGTCCTCTTTTTTCTTCTGCACGATATTCTTCTCTACAAGTATTACTACAAAATCTTTGATTTGCTCTATTGCTTGTATATTCTTCGCCACAATACTCGCATATTTTTTTATTAGCATTTTTAATAAAATTTATTTCCCATTCCTTTTTATACGGAACGCTTTGTCTTATAGCTGATGCTACAGCTCCAGCGTATATTTTCTTGCCATATACACCTGTAAGATACTTCGCTACTGCATTTTGGCCTGTAAATTCTAATACTTCACCAGTTTTTATGTTTTTTACTACAACCAAATTTTCACTCATTGCTATTCTCCCCTTCTCTTTACTTTTTTTGTTTCTAGTGATTTCAAATAGACTTGCAACTCCTCAGGGCTTAGTTTATATTCTTTTACTTTGCTGCATTTTTTCTCACTTTCGTAATTGCCCTTTAACTTTATTTCTCCAGCTTGTAAGAAGAATACCCCACCGTTATTATGTCTTGGTTTTATTTTTTGAACTGTCACCTCGTCATGTTTTTTTGTTTCTTTCTTTAGGCAGCCACAACTTTTTGTTATTCCGTGTCGCAGATTACCTTCTCTTACTACTGCTGTACCACCGCATTGGCAGCTACATTTCCAGTATCTAGTACTTCTTTCTATATGATCTAGTTCTAATACAACTAATTTTCCATATCTTTCTCCTGTCAAATCTACTGTTTTTGGCTCCTTAGTAAGTTTTGTATCCTTTATGTATTTTCTTATAGTCCAATCACTTCTATCTAGTTCATTTGAGATAGCAAGTATTGAATAACCTTTGCTATGTAATCTTTTTATCTTTCTCTTTTCTATATCTGATAGTCTCGGTGCCATTTGATTATCCCCCTTTCGCCTAGGAGAACCAACTCCTAGGCTATTTATTTGTAAGTATTATTTTTCTGTTACATTATAGTTATCTAGTAACCATGCGAACATGCAATTTTCATTATATTTGTTATAATAACAACGAGTGCAACTATGTTTTCGATATTCTTTATTATGTTTTTCCCTTAAGTCTTCTAATGTTACTTCTTTCTTAGGTTCTTCTGTTTCAGCTAATTCACAATAATTCCATTTTTCTAAATCTACAAAACTATCACTCCAAAAAGTCCTTCCATTACTATATGTATAAAATTTATTATTTTCATATTTGGTGAAATATCTAAGTTCCCATCCATCTTCTTGGTTTTGTCTTACATACACTTTTGTATCTCTAGGAATTTTACTCCAGTCTATTTCTTGTCTTTCCCATACTAAATTATTTTCTATGTCATATACCTCCATGATATCTGCCCCATGTGGAGATTCATGCAATACCAGCAATTCATTATCATAAGATTTTAAACACTCTTCTAGTGAACCCCATAATCCTAAAATAGATTCATCTTTATCTGAATTTTTGTATACTTTGCTGTCAATGATATAGCATTTATCCCCATATCTAGTTTTAAAACTCATTCCATTTTTTATATCTGATTTAACCATGTTTATCCCCCTTCTGCCTAAGAGTTTTTTTAACTCCTAGGCTATTTATTTGTAAGTATTGCTATCTTATATCGTTATCTTTAAATATGTCTTTGCTTATTGAATCTGATATATCTTCTTTAATGTCTAATTTTTCTTTGATTCTATTTTCTTTCAAGCCTAGCTTTATAGCACCAATCATGCATTTTAAAAATTCTTCTGCTGGTATACCACTTTTTTCTTCTAATTTGCTTATTACTATATCGTTTAGCATGCATAAATCAGCCATTATATCATGAAGTTCTCCATTTAATGTTGCTCTTACTTCTCCATCTTTTACATTTGCTTTTATCATTCTTCTTGTCCTCCTCCTAGGGCTCGTTAAAGCCCTATATTATATTTCTTAATCTATAGTTGTTTTCTATTCCTCTAGGGAATGTTATTATATTGTCTTGTGCCATTTCTATCAGCCTTGACCCGATAGCTTCATCAAACATTAATATTTCCTTTATGCTTTTCTCAGTTGATATAATCATTGGTTTACCTTTTAAATATCGAGTGTTTATGACTTTATATATGTATTTTCGGTCTGCTTCTGTCGGCTGACCTTTTAGAAAGTCATCTAAAAATAGAACTCTTGGATTTATATATTTTTCTAACTCTCTTATAAATTCTTCTTCTTCATTGATAACTTGTTTTAGATTAGTCAGCATTGATATATACTCTTTATACACACACCCAACATTGTTATTTATAAGTTCTAACATGGTCCCGATTCCTAGATGTGTCTTTCCACTTCCAGGATTGCCGCATAATATTAAACTTGCATTAGTTTCTTTTTTTAAGAAGTCATTAACATATCGTAAAACCTCGTTCTTTGCCTTTATTTGCCATTCCTTGTTAGTTTTAAAGGAATTAATCGTCTTTTGTCTAAAAACCTCTGTAAGACCACTTAATGCAAGTTTTTCGATACTTTGTCTTTTTTCTAAGCAGCTACAAGGTACAGCCACCTCATATCCATCCTTTATCTCGAATGTATATCCTCTATCTTCACATTTAGGACAATCATATTTTGCTGGTTCTGGAGCATGTTTTTCCAAAGCAACTTTTAATCTATTCAATAAAATTGCATCCATTTTATTCATCTCCTTTATAATCCGAATTTTTCATCTATTTTGTCTAGAAAATCTAGATCTTGTTTATTTAATTCATCTTGTTGTCTAGGTTTGTTTTGTTCTTGCTGTAATTTGTATGCTTGTAATTGTTCCATTGTGTATATGTTATTGTTTGTCCAGTTGTTGATTATACCTTTTAGATAGCCCCAGTTGGTTTTAGCTCTTTCGGTGCATATTTCTATTGCTCTTGCAAATAAATCTCTGTCTATTGTTTCTGTCATTTCTATAAGCCATTGAGCTATTAATTGATTTACCGTTCCTATATTTTTTTCAAATAGGTTAGTAAATTCTTTTAAATCATTACCTACCAACTTACTTACATTTTTTTCAGGAGATGCTGTATCTTCTTTTTGTTTTTGTTTTTCTTTTTCTTTTTCTTTTTCTTTTTCTTTTTCTTTTTCTTTTTCTTTTTCCCCCGAGTCTATGGATAGACTATCTAAGTCTTTATCTAGACTATCATTACTATTTTTATAGTCTATAGATACTGTATCAATAGGGTATCCATACTCTATACATACTCTATATAAATAATCTTTATAGTCTTTACTTTTTATCTTTTCAATTTCTTTTAAAATGCAATTTTTCACTTTAGGAGATTTAGAAAAGTTATGTTTATGCCAGTTTTTTATAAGTATTTCTTTTGTTTCTTCGTTGTAACTTGTTTTTCCGTAATCTTCAAATCTTTTTAACAATTTCTGAACTGTTTCTCTGTTATATCCTGTTTGCATTTCTACAACCTTATAAGGTAATTCATAGCATCCACATTGTGTTGTTCTAGAGTTGCTTAGAAGATATAAATAGAAATACTTTTCTTCTGGAGTTAAATCTAATACAAATCCATCTTCCCAAAAGTCTACTTGTATCGCTCTGTATTTTGCCATTAATCTTCACCTTCTTTGTCTATAACAATAACTATTGCTGGACCTTCTACCTCTAAATCCATACCTACATCACTTCTTAATCTATCTATTTCAACGCCTTCTCTAGTTGACAATTCATTTACTAATTCATCTATAGTAAAACTTTTAAGTATGTTATTATCCATTCTTATTCACCTTCTTTACTTTTCTAGGAAGGGGATTGCTCCCCAACCTAGCTACATATCCATTACTTGCTGTCCTTCTATTTGTCCATTATCCTCTGTTTCTTCTATAGGTTCTTCTGTATAATCTACATCTTGTACTTTGTCTTGAATTGGTTCATATTTTGATAATAAATCTATTAATTCATCGACTTCTTCGAATTTAAGTTCTTTTAAGCTATATCCATTACTTTCACAGAATTTTTCAAGTTCTACGGTATTTTTTAAATCTCCGTAATCAAATAGTCCTTTTTGTGCTGCTAATGCCATTATTTGATTTTTTTGTTGTGTTGATGCCATTCCTGGTTTTATCTCTCTCTCAGAAAGTCGTCCTTCATATCCCATTTCTTCCTGTTGGTATAATCCTTGAAGTTCGTCTGGAAAAGATTCACGTAAACATTGACTTTGAGCTACCTTTCGAATCATAGTACATGGTTTTTCGCTCCACATTTTATTAGGTGTACCATTCTTTGTTTTTTGTATATATTCTTCTAAACTAGCTGTGTGATGCATTGGAAATTCTCTATCACTTCTAGATACTTCACACCAACCGCCAACAAGTGTTTCATCTGGAAGTTTAATTGTTCCTTCTCGTTCTATTATGTTTCTGTCTTTATCTACTACAACAATTCCAGCTTTCATATATCTAAATACTCCAGATGCATAAGCTTTTTTAATAAATACATCTTTTCCGACTATGATATTAGCTGCTTGATCTCCATATTTAACAAGATATGCATCTCTTATAAATGGATTTAATTTTTGAGCTTTACATAATTCTAAAAACATTAAAATTTCTTGTTGTGTAGCCCTTGGACATATATAATTTTTAACTGTTTCAGCATTTAGAACTTGTCCTCCTTCAAGAGTAAAACTTGCTAAATCTAATGCATTTGTTTTTTGTACTGCTTTAGTCATGTTATTCACCTTCCTTATTTCTCTCTAATTCTTCTATATTAAGTCGTAAAGCATATAATAAACTGCTTTCGTAACTATCATGTTTTCTATTTCCTATTTGTTTTAATGTGTCTTTATAGTGTTCTTTAAATATATCTAATGTCATAAACTTTCTATTTCTTAGAGCAAATTCAGCCCCTTCTATAAATCCTAGTCTGCCTTCTGGGTCAGTAGTATTTCTGTATAGTCTAACTAGGAATAATCTTTGTTCTAGTGTTTTTATATCTGAGTTCTTTACTCCCTCAGATTGTAATTTTAACTTCATATTATCCCCCTTTTATGTTATAATTTAAGTATCTTATATTACATATAGTGTTTTGTTACTAGTTATCTAGATTTGGTGTTCTAGATAACTAGTTTTTTTATATAGTTTCTGTATATTGCCATACTAATTTTTCGCCTGTTGTTGGGTGTTTACCAGCTGATTTTCTTTTACCTTTACAACATTCTGATATACATCCTGCATTTGCATTGTACTTTGTTGCCCCCTCTATTATGCAATTAAATATTTCATCTGTAGTGATACATCTAACCTGTCTAGCTTGTGGATTTTTTTACCTCTTCTTGCCCTGCTCATTTTCTCTCTTGCTTCATCTGTGTGATGTTTACCTTTATTTGCTTCACTTATTTTCTTTTTAGCTTCTCTAGAATGAAAACTTCTTATATTTCCTGCGTTACTAATTTCGTATAAACCTTCAAATCCTTTAATTGGTTTCCAATCTAACATATCTATTACCCCTTTATATAATCGCTCTATTACTACTTTCCATTAAGTCGATGTATGCTAAATCTAATATTTCTTCTAGCTGTTCTTCTTTTCGTTGATATTCTTCATATGCTTTTTTTCTTATGTCATCTTTTTCTTCTTGAGTTATGTTTGAATTGAATGCTTGTCTGTATGTTTTTAGATATTCCATATAATTGTCAGTGTTTGTTTTTAGGACCATGTCCTGAGTTTCTTCATAGATTTGTTTTTTACTCTTCATTTGTTATTCCCCCTTGTTTTGTTGTAGCCACATTAGAGTTATAAACTCCATTACTGTAAGATGTGGGTAAGCTTCATATATCTTTTGTAGAACTTCTGGTGTACATTTCATCTAACCACCTCCTTTACACCTTCGATAACTGCATCTAATACTTGGTGCATTTCTAAAATTGTTCTTGCTGTGTCTCTACTTCCTGTTGATGTGTATAAGAATGTGTCTTTTGTTCTATAAAGGTCTGTTCTAAGAGTTAGACTGTAAAAAGGTTCATTATCTAATCCTTTTAAGTGATGTAACTCTAGAGAAGCACTTATGAAACCACTATTTTCGTTGATGTATTCAACTTTGTCAAATAGCTTATTTGCTTCTTTTCTGAACTCTTGATTTGTCATTTATAGTACCTCCTTTAAAGACTTCCCTAGTTTTCTTTTGACATATTTGTCATAACTTATTCTGTCTACTAGATACTTTCTCCCCATATGATTTACTGTGTATTCTCCTGTGCTAAGTCCATATCTTGCTACCTGTAAAGCATAGTTACGGCCACAATGTAGATACTCCTGTAATTGTTCTATTGTTAGATATTCACATGGTGCATAGTCTTCGCTATAACGAAATTTTTCAACGATATCAACTAAGTCAATTCTTTCTGATATTGTTTGAAGTAGTTCGCTTTGGTCCATGTTTCTTACTAACATCTTTTCAAATTCACTTGCCATACTTTCACCCCCCTAATTATGTATGCTTCTCCACCAAGCTCCAAATACGAAGCCTAAGCTAAATATGATACTTACTATTATGTATTTTGCTAACATGATGCCTCCTATCTGCTGTAATCAACTACTGTGTTATTGCCTTGTTTTCTAAGTAGTGCAAACTTGTTTTGTAACACGTGGAACATCTTTATTTCTGCTTGGTATGGAGTTATGATGCTCCATTCTTCTCTAAAACCTCTAGCTCTTAATATGTCTGATACTGCTTCTACTTCTCTTTTGAAGAAATGTTCTGTTCCTGTGTATATCGCCATATTTAGTTACCCCCTAAATTAATACTTCTTATTTACTTTTTTCGTTTTCTTCTAGTAATTTTTCAAGATCTTTTTCTTTCAGAAGTTTTTCAATGATTTTTATTTCACCTTTACCAGTTACTCTTGTTGTTCTAAATGTGAATGTTCCTCTTGCTGTTTTCTTAGTACCTTCTGATACTTCTAAATAACCTCTTTCAACTGCATATTGAGTAGCTTCTGTTGAGTTTTTACATACCCAGCCCCAACTTCTCAGTCTTTCATATAATCTTCTTTCTCCTATAAGTATCTTGCTATTTGATTTTGAGATTGCTTTAGCAGTTTCTCTAACTAATTTTGTGTTTTGTGATATAGATATTTGAGTTATCACTCTGTCTTTTTCTGCAATTTCTTTTTTAGCATCTTCCAGTAATTTGTTTTTATTGTCTATTGTCTTTTGCGCTACTATTAAAGCTTTAGCCATTATTGTTTCATCATCTTCGTCTTCATCGTGTGGTATGTAGCCACCAGTTTTTCTAATTTGTTTTAATATTTCTTTTACTTTCTTTTTGAATTGTTTTGCTATTGGTTTTCTACTTTGCATTAATACCTCGTAAAGTCCATCTTCTGTTAAAAATAAGGCAGTATAACTATTAGTTAGAGTGCTTAATTGATGTCTTGCGACTTCTGCATCGTCTAAATCAGCATCTTTAACCATTTTGCTAGGATTGCTATGTTCTATCCAATTCGCTACATCTTTAGCTAAAAACAATGGATTTTCTTCTGTTCCATAAATTTTAAAATCTTGTCCCAAAACTTCTTGATTATAAATTACTTGTAATTCTTTCATATTAAATTACCTCCTTTTATTGTTTTCTTATTGTTTTAGCTTTTTCTGTATTCATAAAACCGACTAATAACATATATCCTTGTTCGGATAATAAATAAATATTCTTAGCTCTGTTTAAAGCATTTTGAGTATATAATCCGTTATGGAGAATCTCCATCTCGAAATCTGAATTCCCTTTTAAGTCTAATAAATCAACACCTGTTTCAAACTCGTCTATATGTTCATTTATTTTTGGATCTATCCCTGATATGTCGTCTATGTATTCAAATCCTTCATCAGAGCTATCTCCTATATAAACTTTTATGTAGTAAGGATATCTTTCGTCTAGTGCAAATTTAAGACTTCCAGCCCCTATTTCTATCACTCTAACATTTGCTCTCTCTATTCTTATATCACCAAAGTATGTGAAACTTAGTTTTTTATTATCTTCCATATTTAAGCCCCCTTAGTTAAAGTCAAATCTTTGTTGTTCTTGTTGATTTTCTAAAATTGTTTTATAGCCATTTTTTCTTAAAATGTCATGGATAAACTTTTTACCAGCTTGAGTCCATCTTGTCTGAGGTTTAGCATTCGGTATATCTGGTTGATATGGTCCTGTATATCCCTTACCTTGATACTTAGCATATAAAAGCCATTGACCATTTTGCTTATATTGAACTCCTAACTCATGGAGTAATGCATTCAAACCTTGACCAGCCATTCCAAAATCTTTAGCTATTTGAGTTGGAGTTAATAATGTTTTTTTATCTTCTAAAACTCTTTCTGCATATTCTGCATGAGGTTTTAATTCGTTTATTACATCTGATTGAGTTTGTATAGTCACTTGTGCTTGATTAAGCAGCTTGCTTTTTTCTTCTATTGTCTTTTGTGCTACTAATAATGCCCTTGCCATTATTTCGTCATCACTCATATTTTCATCGTGTGGTATATATCCTCCAGTCTTTCTAATAGAAGGTAGTACATCGCTTGTTACCCAACGTTTAAATTTCTTTGCATTTGGTAATTTACTGCTTAAAATTAAACTGTATAAACCAGATTCGTTTATTACTACTGCTCCTTTTGTGCCTATATCTTTATAATTTTGCAAATCGTATTTTGCGATTTGCATTTTATCTTCTTCATCAACATGCTTGCTTAATGCATCGCTTGTATTTTTATACCCTAAGATTTCTGCTACATCTTTTCCAATAAACCAAGGTTCGTTGTTTATAGTTGTTGCTCTTACTGGTCCAAATTCTTCATTTTCGAATACTTCTAAATTTTGAACTAAGTTATTCATTTCGTTTATGTAATCCATACATTTCATCTCCTTTTTATAAAGCTATCTTTACTTTATCTTTTTTAGTAATCATTTTGTTTACTTCGTTAGTAAAAAAAATATCTTCTATGCTGACACCAAATAAATCAGCTATCTTTTTTGCTTCAGATAATTTAAATTCTCTGATACCATTTTCTTTTTGATAATAATTTTGAAGTGTTATGCCTAATTTATCCGCCATATCACTTTGGGTTAAGTTATAAAACTTTCTGTAAGATTTTACTATCATCTCTTAACCTCCTTTTCTTTAATTTATACTTCAAGTATAGTATCTATTTTGTTTACTGTCAAGCATAAAATCACAAATTTGTTTTATTTTTTTATTTTTATTTGTTAATTTTTAAAATTAGATAGATAAAAAATCGTTAAAATGTTATAATTTCAAGGAAATGTAATACATTTTGTTTAATTATAAATATATATAATTTTGTATAAAATGTAAGCATAGGAGGAAAGTTCATGAAAAAACAAGGGGAAATACTTAAAAGTTTGAGATTAGAAAAGGAACTAACCCAGGAAGAGTTAGGAAAAATAATAGGCCAAAGCAAGCAGACTGTTTATAATTGGGAAAATGATAAAAGAAAATGCGATGTAGAATCGTTATTTAAATTGGCTAAATTTTTTGATGTTACCATTGATTATTTAACTGGATATAGTGATGATAGAAAACCTAAAACAGATTTGTCAGACAGACAAAAGAAAGTCATTAATGTTACTGATAAATTATCAGAAAGTGAATTTAATGCAATGATAGAAATGATTAAACAATTTAAAAAAGAGACTTAGATTTTCTAAGTCCCTTTATTTTGCTTATAAAGTAGATATTTTACACTATGTGTTAAGTCTAATCCCAATATAACTCAAATAAATATCTAATATCTTATTTACTTGAATCTTTCTTTTCCTTATCTTCTATTAGTTGTAAAATTTTTTCTAAAAAATATTCGCCTAATAATAATACCTTTTCTTTGTTTTCCATGTTATCCCCCTTATAAACAAAATATTTTTATAGAACAAATGTTCTACATTTTTTCTTATACTATATTATACACCAATCAAAAAGTATTTGGAATATTTTATATAAATTTCTGCAAATAAAGGTAAAATATGTTAATATATGCTACAATTTAAGAAAAATAATATATAGGAGGGATATCGTGAAAAAGAAAGCAATTATTGCATTAATAGTTATAGTAGTTCTAGTGATAATTATAGCTGGTATGCCTAGTTTTAAAGCTGGTTTTAATGCTGGTTTTAATGCTGGTTTTAATGCAAAATAAAAAAGGAGAGTGGAGAGTTATGAAGAAAATATTAAGTATTATATTATGTGCTATGTTATGTATTAGTGTTACTGGATGTAGTTCTCAATCAAATAGCCGTTCGATTCAAGCAAGTTCAGAAAATATGGGAGAAAATAAAAACTATTCATTAGAACTAACTAATGGAACGTTTAAAGTAGGTGAAGATTTAGAAGCAGGCAGATATATTCTTGTAAAGAATGAAGGTGAATATATGGGAAGTTTTGAGATAACTACAGATACTACAGGAGATATGGATTCTTCCATTGATTCTAATGCTTTTGAAAACTTTTCTTATATAAAAGTTAAAAAAGGCCAATATTTACAATTAGATAACTGTACTTTGTATATTCCGAAAGAATTAGGAGATAAATTTGATTTTTCTGATAAAAAAGAACTTACAAATGGAATGTTTAGGGTTGGTACAGGAAGAGATGTAGAGCCTGGAGAATATAAACTAGAAATAACAAGTGATGATGCTAAGGCTCAAGGTTGGTATTCTCTATATAATAATTTAGGTGGAGGATACAAAGGTGGTCCAGATTTACAAGATTCAGACTTCTTTTCTGGAAGCAAATTAATAACATTAAGAGAAGGACAATACCTAAGCCTAGACAGTAATACAAAGCTAATAAAATAGAAACAATAAATAATATAGATAAACATCAGGGCAGTTTTACTAGCTGCTCTTTTTTTATAAGGAGGGTTACCAATGAAAAAAATTTTAAGTAGTTTTATACGTA